CTGTATCAATTCACCTGTGACGCCAACCTGGGAGACGCTCGCTGCAAAGTCGATCTCACGTCGAGCACTTATCACGGCACTGGAACGATTACAGTAATTCGGTCGCCCCGCACCTTCGAGGTAGAAGGGTTGGAGGGAAATGCCGACGGCTGGTTCTCTCGCGGGCTCATGACATTCAGATCAGGCTTGAACTCCGGCCAGAGTATCGAGATTCGATCCCATCGTGTCCAAAATGGTGCAGCAGTCATCGAGCTTTGGCAGGAGCCATCAAAGGTCGTTCAACCCGGAGAGGAAATCGAGGTTAAAGCCGGATGCGACAAGCAGCTCGCGACGTGCCGGGACAAGTTCAACAACGTCGTCAATTTCCGAGGCTTTCCCCATATGCCCGGCAATGATTTCGTAACCTCTTACGCGCGCAGGAGGGCGGGTTGATGGGAGATCGGCCCCGCGTCGCGACAAGGGCAGAGATCGTCCGTCTGGCTAGGACCTGGATTGGCACGCCGTATCGTCATCAAGCAAGCCTCGCAGGAGTTGGCACGGATTGCCTGGGTCTCATTCGAGGCATTTGGCGCGCGCTTTATGGCCGCGAGCCTGTTGAGCTGCCGGCCTACACGCGTGACTGGTCTGAAGCGAGCGGCAGCGAGACCCTATTGGAAGCAGCGCGGCGCCACCTCGTCGAGATCAATAAGGCGGATGTGCAACCTGGAGACATTCTGGTTTTCCGATTGAGACTGACATTGCCGGCAAAGCATGTCGGTATACTGGCAACTCGGACGACGATGATTCACGCGATGGAGAATGCGCCCGTAGCCGAGGTCGCACTTTCCAATTGGTGGCAAAAACGTATTGCCGCTGCGTTTTCGTTTCCGGGAATCACTAACTGATGGCCACTCTTGCTCTTGCTGCAGCGGGCGCTGCCGCCGGAAGCGCGCTGCTGCCGTCGGGATTGAGCATTTTCGGCGCCACTATCGCGGGCGCGACGATTGGTTCTCAGATCGGCGCCCTTGCCGGCTCGTTTGTTGATCAGGCGCTCTTCGGCGTATCCGGACAGAATCGCACGTTCACCGGCCCACGCCTTTCCGATTTGCGTGTCACAGCTTCGACAGAAGGCGCGCCCATTCCACGTGTCTATGGGTGCGCCCGCGTCGGCGGACAAGTCATTTGGGCGACAGAGTTCGAGGAAGAGGTCGTCACCTCGAAAGTCTCTGGCGGGGGTAAGGGTGGCGGGAGCAGCGGCGGGTCTGCCAAGCAGATCGAATACCGTTATTACGCAAATTTCGCTGTCGGCTTGGCGGAAGGAGAAATTTCGGGGATCGGTCGAGTCTGGGCAGATGGGCAGGAGCTGGACCTCAGCACTGTCACGTGGCGGCTCTATACCGGTAGTGAGGATCAGTTACCGGACAGCCTTATCAGCGCGCGAGAGGGGGCCGGACATGCGCCAGCATATCGCGGCTTGGCCTATATCGTCTTTGAAAGGATGCCTCTCGCGCCTTTCGGCAATCGAATACCGCAGCTTTCGTTCGAGGTATTTCGGCCAGTCGACGATTTCCATCGACTGGTACGGGGCGTGGTCCTCATCCCAGGGACTGGCGAATTCGTTTACGCAAGCGAGGAGGTCACCCGTCGTGAAGCGGGCGGGATGCAAGTCTCAGAAAACGTGCATACGCGCCAAGGCGGCACCGACTGGACCGTCGCGATTGATCAGCTGCAGGCGTCATTGCCGAATGCAAAATCCGTTTCTCTCGTGACGAGCTGGTTCGGAACAGACTTACGTGCGAGCCATTGTCAGATTCGTCCGGGGGTGGAGATCGGCAATAAGGAAACCAAACCTTTGACGTGGCGCGTGGCTGGTCTCTCCCGCTCGCAGGCGTATCTAGTCAGCCGGCACGAGGGCAGGCCTGCCTACGGCGGCACACCGTCAGATCACACCGTCATTGCCGCCATTCGCGATCTGAAAGAGCGCGGGCTTTCGGTGACGCTCACGCCGTTCATTCTGATGGATGTGCCGGCAAACAATAGGCTTCCCAATCCGTACAACGGTGGTGCACCGGGCCAACCTGCTTATCCTTGGCGAGGACGCATTACACTTAGCTTAGCGCCGGGTCAGTCCGGTAGTCCAGACAAGACCGCTGCTGCCGCAACCGAAATTTCGAAATTCGTCGGGACCGCTTCAATCAATGATTTCACTATTTCCGGCAGCGACGTGATCTATCGGGGTCCGTCGGAATGGTCCTATCGCCGTTTCATATTGCACTATGCCTTTCTGGCAAAAGCGGCAGGAGGCGTCGATGCATTTGTGATTGGAACTGAAATGCGGGGCCTCACGCAGGTCCGCAGCTCACCTGACACCTATCCTTTCGTGGCGGCTCTCATTCAGCTCGCAGCTGACGTGAAGACAATTCTGGGACCGAATACGAAGGTGACCTACGCCGCCGATTGGTCGGAATACTTCGGTCATCATCCGCAGGATGGCTCCGGCGACATTTATTTTCATCTCGACCCACTATGGGCCTCACCTGGGATCGATGCCATTGGCATTGACCTCTATTGGCCTCTAAGCGATTGGCGCGACGGAAACGACCATGCCGATGCTGCCGCCGGTGTGACTTCGATTTACGATCTCAATTATTTGAAGTCGAATATCGCCGGCGGTGAGGGTTACGACTGGTACTACGCAACCGCTAGCGACCGCGCGAGCCAGATTCGCACACCAATTACCGACGGCCAGGGCAAACCGTGGGTTTTTCGCTTTAAGGACCTGAAATCCTGGTGGCGTAATCGGCACTACAATAGGCCCGGCGGAGTCGAACAGTCGACGCCGACCGAGTGGGTTCCAGAGTCGAAGCCTGTTTGGTTCATGGAGATTGGCTGCCCAGCCATAGACAAAGGCGCCAACCAGCCGAATGTTTTCGTTGATCCAAAGAGCTTCGAGACGGCGCTGCCGTATTTTTCCAATGGCCAGCGCGATGACTTCATCCAGCGCCGATACTTGCAGGCGTTGATCGAAGCATTCGATCCTGACCATCCGGGCGCAAATCCGGACCTCAATCCTATCTCGTCAGTGTATGGGGGGAGAATGGTCGATCCCGCCCGGATCCATGTTTACGCCTGGGATGCCCGTCCCTTCCCGGCCTTTCCTTCCGATACGCACACGTGGGGAGATAGCGTCAACTGGCACCGGGGGCATTGGATCAATGGGCGCGTCGCCAGCGCACCCATCAGTGACCTTCTGGCGCGTCTGCTCGACGATGCAGGATTTGCGCACTACGACACGAGCGCTCTCAAGGGGATACTCCCCGGATACACAATCGATCGGGTGATGTCGCCGCGTGAGGCGATCCAGCCGCTGGAGCTCGCATTCTTCTTCGATGCCGTTGAAAGTGGCGACAAGATCGTGTTCCGGCCGCGGGGCGCAGCCGCGCCTGCAATTGAGGTGTCGGCGGACGACCTGGTCGAAGAACGGCGGGAAAGCGGACTTCTGCGGCTGACACGTGCTCAGGAGACAGAGCTGCCTGGCTCCGCGAAAATCACCTACCTTTCCGCCAGCAATGACTACCGGCAGGCCGTGGTCGAAGCACGGCGTCTCTCCGGTGCAAGCGCACGCGTCAGCACGGCTGACCTGGCGCTCGTTCTGCAAGACGAGCAAGCAGCGGCCATTGCGGATTCCTGGCTTTTTGAAGCATGGGCTGCGCGCGAGCGCGCGTCGTTCCTGCTGCCACCAAGCCGGCTCGCTATTGAGCCGTCAGATATTATTCTGATTTCGGACAAGGGGCGCTCTCGATTGTTTCGCGTCACCGGAATTGGCGATCGGGGCGCCCGCGAAATGGAAGCGCTGAGCATCGATCCAGAGCTTTACGGGTTGGTCGAGGGCCGCAGTCGTGAAAAGAAGACCAATCCGCCCGCGCCATCGGGCCAGCCAATTGGATATTTTCTCGATTTGCCATTGCTACGCGGTGACGAGCCGGAACACGCAGGATATTTCGCAGCTACCCAATTTCCTTGGCCGGGTGCAATTGCGCTATTCCGCTCACCGACACAGACCGGATTTGCGCTCCAGGCCATTGCGGTTGCACCGGCGGTCTCAGGCGAGATTCTCGATGCACTGAAACCAGGTCCCGTCGGCCGCTATGATTGGGCTACGCGAATTCGCGTTCGGCTCGATTATGGCGAACTGGAGTCGGCGGAGGAAATCCAGGTTCTGGCCGGTGCGAATGTGGCGGCGGTTCGCAATTCTGCCGGCGATTGGGAAGTTCTGCAGTTTCGATCGGCAAAGCTCATCGCGCCCGCGACATACGAATTGACGGGCCTGCTGCGTGGCCAAGCGGGAACCGAGGGCGCAATGCATATGGAAGTGCCGCCTGGCGCACCATTCGTGCTCATCACTGAGGCTCTCGCGCGAGTTGATATGGCGCCAAGCGATATTGGATTGGCATTCAATTGGCGTTTCGGTCCTGCGGAACGGGACATCGGTCACCCAGCCTACATCGAGGCGCAACACGCGTTCCGCGGCGTCGGGCTGCGTCCGCTCAGTCCCGTTCACGTCCGCGGACGGAGATTGGATACAGGCGATCTAGTCCTTTCCTGGATTCGCAGAACACGGATCGGTGGCGATAGCTGGGAGGTCAACGAAGTCCCTCTTGGGGAGGATACGGAACGCTACGAGGTGGACATCCTCGACGGCGAAACGGTCAAGCGGACGCTGGTCGCTACGGAGCCTACCGTTACCTATTCGAAAGCTGATCTAATAGCCGATTTCGGCGAGCTGCCAGCCGCCATTGTCGTGCGCGTTTGCCAGTTAAGCAGCGTCTGGGGCAGGGGCATACCGACAGTGGCGGTCGTCTAAGTCCTCCGACGCGCTTTTCTTCAAAATTCCAGGAGATTCGGTGATGGAGCAGCCCGCATGGCTCGACCACGCGTGGCAGGAAGCCGGCGTGCGCGAGTTGCCAGGACCCGCGAGCAATTCTCGAATTCTGCAGTTCTTTCGAGATGTCGGTCATCCAGAGATGGTCAGCGACGAG